CAACTGGATGGAATTACAAGAGTGATCAGCCAACATATACATCCTCGGTATATGCATCTGCTGGTACACCAGAAGTAAGTTCGGTTTCGTTTATTCCTGATCAAGAATTTTATATTGATGGTGATGCATATTCCATTCAAGATGCATTAAAGGAAATTGATCCTTCGGTAATCAAACAACTTTTACATCCTACCCTATATGTAAATCTATTAGGTTCAGCATTTGATAAGCAGGCAGAGAATATCGAGCCACCGGAACCAGATTTCAATGAGCCAGATTATGGTGGAGATGACTACTAAGATATGGCAATTTACCAAGACGATAAACTTGTAAAGCGTGCCTATACTAAGGTAACGTATACCAAGGAACAGATTGACGAATTAAAGGCATGTATGGACCCTGTAACGGGCCCGGAATACTTCATCACTAATTTTATGTATATCCAGCATCCGACGCAGGGTAGACAAAGATTATCGCTATATCCTTTCCAAATAGAACTAATTCATACCTATCACACATATAGAAAATCTGTAAATATGGTAAGTCGCCAAATGGGTAAGACTACTGTGGCAGCGGGTTATCTATTATGGTTTGCAATGTTCAATGATGATGCAACTATTCTTGTTGCATCTAACAAATACGATGGTGCTCAGGAAATTATGCATAGAGTACGATATGCATATGAATCCGTGCCCGATCATATACGTGCAGGTGTAAAATCCTACAACAAACGCTCCATCGATTTTGATAATAATTCTCGAATTGTAGCAACTACCACAACTGAAAATACTGGTCGTGGTATGTCCTTATCACTTGTTTACTTAGACGAATTTGCATTCGTGGAACCTAATATAGCCAAAGAGTTTTGGACTTCACTATCACCTACATTGTCAACCGGTGGTAAGTGTATTATTACTTCTACTCCAAACACTGATGAGGACCAATTTGCTGACATCTGGTTCGGCGCCAATAAATTAGTAGATGCCAATGGTAACGAAACTATTATTGGTGTAAATGGATTCCGTCCATATGTATCTACATGGGAAGCACATCCAGATCGTGATCAAGCATGGGCCGATTCAGAATTTGCCGCATTGGGTGAAGATAGATTCTTACGCGAACATAAATGTCAATTCATTACGTTCGAAGAGACACTTATCAATCCAGTTAAGCTTGCACAATTAGAACCATCTCAACCTATTCGTAAAACAGGACAAGTTCGTTGGTATTCAGAAATTCGTCCACAAATGACATATGTTGTTTCACTTGATCCTTCAATGGGCACAGGTGGAGACAATTCTGCAATACAGGTTATTGAATTACCTACGCTAGTACAGGTAGCAGAATGGAGCAGTAATAAGACTCCGATTGAAGAACAAGTCAGAACAATGAAGAAAATTTTGCAAGAACTGCGTGATGCTGGTAATCCAGAATTATATTGGTCTGTAGAAAGTAATTCATTAGGAGAAGCTGCATTGGTAGTTATTCGTGATACAGGTGAAGAAAACTTCCCTGGTACAATGTTGCACGATCCTAAAAATAGATTACAAGGTAAGACTGGCCGTAGAGCAGGATTTGTTACAACAAATAAATCAAAACTCGAAGCTTGCGCTAAATTGAAATTCTTAATTGAATCAAATAAGATGAAGATAAACTCGCGTGGTTTATTATCAGAACTCAAGGTATTTGTGTCTCGTGGTAATACATTTGAAGCACGTATTGGACAGACAGATGATTTAATCATGGCTATGATTTTAGCGGTCAGAATGACTGATTATATATCGACATGGGATGATAAGTCTCAAGCTGCAATTAATAGTAACATATCTGAATCTAGTGACTCGACATTTGATTCGCCCATGCCGATATGCATCTAATGCTTGAATAAGATAAATAAGAGAAACAAGGATTTAGTATGGTAGAAATGGATGATCTAGCAGGAAAGGTGTTTGCACTTTTGAAGGGCAATGGCCTACAAGTGAAGATCTTTGATGATGCCGGTGCAGAAACTACTGATCCAAATACGGGCCGTAGATTCTTCGTTGTTGATCCAAACATTATGATAACAATCGATGAAGATAGTAATTGTATTGAATTCAGTAAAGGTTCTACAGTTGATGACTCCATTGATGGATTACAGAAGAATATCCGCAAGATAGCAGACGAATTCTTAATGAACTCAAATATTAAGGTCTTTGGTAAAACAATTCAGCCCAGAGATTATGCCTATCAGGCAAAGATGAAAAAGGAAACTAACATGAATACACTAGCGGAAAGTTTGAGCAGGATGTTTGGCTCTGCAAGAACATCACAACAGACATTAGAAAATGTTAGAATCTTAGTAAAGCACAAGACTCCTGTAGATGAAAATGTTCGTGGATCTCGTACACGTCATATCAGTGCAATCTTTTTAGAGTGCAATGGTGAACGTATGCGTTTTCAACACAATTATCTTCCGGGCGCAAGAGCTATGGCACAACATATGGCGCATGGCGGATCTATGGGAGATAAGGTTGGCTCATATATTAGTGAGAGTACTGGCCAACTGTTAACACTTCAATCGTTCAATCGTTATGTAACAACTAACAAGCTCATCAACGAAGACAGTTCTGGAATCGTTGATACAGTTAAAGAGAATATCGAAACTCTACGCACTGAGTTAAAAAAACTTACAGGCTCAAAGACATATGAAACAGTTAAGGCACGTTTAGAAACATTCGAACGTGAACCACTCGCTGAAGATGATACAAGCCAGTTAAAGGAACTTTTTACTATTCGTCGCTTCGATGAAAAATTTGAAGGCGTACTTCCTATTATCAAACAGCTTGTACAAGAGAAAGATACCTTCCATAAGCGCATTGAAGAAGCTGCCGGGAATATCGTTATTATACGTCGTGAGGCACTAAATACTACTCCGATGTTTGAATTCGCTAGTGAGAATGCTCGCTTAGGATTCAAGTTAAATGAATTTGCATTGCGTATCATGGAAAATGATGAGTTATCTGGATTCGTTAATAAGATTGGAACAAAATTATGTAAAGAGGGCACGGTAAATGATTTCGAACGTGCTGTTCTTAGACAAGTCCTTGAAAATGCCAAAGTAGAAGAAAAATCTAAAGAAGGCAAAAAGGATATCAAAGAGGCTGCAGACCTGGTAGCACACTTTGATAAATATGATTACAACTTCTTTTAAGAAGTTCTTGACAAACACACAAGGTTTTCGTACAATAGCTACATACGAAGACCTTAGCAGGTAAGATGCGAAAGGGCTTAACGTGACCCGAGTAGATCGTAGCTCGATTAAAAGCGTTTAAAATTTAACAAAAGCACAGGAAAACAAAATCATGTCAAAAACTCTCGACGAAATCCGTAAGAAATTACAAGCACTAGACACACGTAAAGGCCCAGCAGGCCAAGGCAGTGGCGATAAGACAACATACGCACACTGGAATATCCCCGAAGGTACATCTTCAATTCACCGATTCCTCCCTGACGCAAACGAAGATAACACATTCTTCTGGGCAGAGCGTCAAATCTTCAAATTACCTTTCCCTGGTATCAAGGGTCAAGACGAGAACAAGCCAGTTATCGTTCAAGTTCCGTGTATTGAAATGTGGGATGGCAAGATGACTTGCCCAATCTTGAATGAAGTTCGCCCATGGTGGAAAGATGAATCCCTTAAGAAGACAGCAAGCACATATTGGGTCAAGCGTACCTATTTCATGCAAGGATTCGTAAAGCAGGATCCAATGAACGAATCTGAGACACCAGAAAATCCAATCCGTAAGCACATTATTGGCCCACAACTTTTTGCAATCATCAAGGCTGCATTAATGGATCCTGATATGGAAAATAGTCCTGTTGATTATGTTAACGGAACTGACTTCATTGTGTCAAAGACAAGCAAGGGCGGCTATGCCGATTATGGTACTTCTAAGTGGGCTAGAAAAGAATCTAGTCTTACTGAAGAAATGCAAGCAGCAATTGCACAATATGGATTGGTAGACTTAGCAACATACTTGCCTAAGCGTCCTACTCCAGAACAATTAGCAATTATGTTTGAAATGTTCCAAGAATCGTTGGATGGTGAATTATATGATCCAGCACGTTGGAGCCAACATTACAAGCCATTCGGCTTCGATGCAGGCCCATCCGATGATGCAGATGGTGGTGAAGGTAAGAGAGCATCACGCCCGACTTATGCGCCACGCCCAGCAGCAGTAGTCCCCGCACCTGTGGTTGCTAAGCCTGCACCTCTTATCGTACACGAAGATGCTGACGAACCACCATTTGAAGCAGATGCTCCGGCCGAAGTAGTCAAGGAAACAGTGGCAGCAACAGCGGCACCTACAGCAGGAAAGTCTCCGCAAGAAATCTTAGCAATGCTAAGAAATCGCAATAAGTAAATCTTAACAGCGGGACGGCTAAATACCGTCCCGTACATCTTTAGGAGAACCTATGGCCAAGCCATTTGACATTTCAAAGTTTCGTAAAAACTTAACAAAAAACATTACAGGTATTTCTACAGGATTCAATGATCCAGACACATGGATTAGTACAGGATCTTATGGACTTAATTTCCTTATCAGTGGAGACTTCTATCGCGGAGTCCCGATGGGTAAGGTAACGGTATTCGCAGGAGAATCCGGCGCAGGTAAATCTTATGTTGTTTCTGGCAACATAGCAAAGGCTGCACAAGATCAAGGTATTTTTGTTGTCATGATTGATACTGAAAACGCACTTGATGAAAAGTGGTTAAAGAATATAAATGTAGACACAAGTGAAGAAAAGATGCTTCGTATTGGTGCATCAATGATTGACGAAGTTGCTAAAATTGTTCATGATTTTGTCACTGACTATAAAGCAAATCATCTTGATTTACCAAAGGAACAGCGCCCAAAGATCTTATTTATTATTGATTCAATTGGTATGTTACTAACACCAACTGAAGTAAATCAATTTCAGGCAGGCGATATGAAGGGTGACATGGGTCGTAAAGCAAAGCAATTAAAGGCTTTTGTTTCGAACTGTGTAAATATGTTCGGCGATCTAAATATCGGTATGGTTGTAACAAACCATACATATGCAAGTCAGGATATGTTTGATCCAGATGATAAGATCTCAGGCGGTTCAGGATTCATGTTTGCTTCGAGTATTATTGTTGCCATGAAGAAATGGAAGCTCAAGGAAGATGATGAAGGAAACAAGGTAACTGAAGTTAGGGGTATTCGTGCAACCTGCAAGGTTGTTAAAACTAGATACTCTAAACCTTTCGAATCCATCAAGATTGATATTCCTTGGGAATCAGGTATGAATCCACTTTCTGGATTGTTTGATTTATTCTTAAAGTCTGGTGCATTGGTGAAGGATGGTAATAATTATATATTCACATCAAAGAAAACAGGCAAAGTTATTAAACAGTATAAGAAAGCATGGAACTTAGATGAGGAAAGTATGAAAGAAATCATGAATGAGTTTACTCAGGATGATTTACATGTTGTTATTGCAGATCCGGTAGAAGAAAAAGTAGTTTTAGGAGAATAATTATGGTTAACGAGAATCATGAACTGATTATGGAATTGTGGGCTCGCATCAAGTCCCACATTGCTCCAAAGGAACGTTTAGAAGTAGCAGATATCCTTGTAGTAGTATTTGATGAATTTAGTTTAGTAGATGAAGAACTTCTTGACGAAGACCTCGATAAAGAGCTTAGAGCTGCTGCCCGAAGCCACTTATCGGAACCGATTGAAGATGGTGAGGATGACAACTATAACGATTATGATGGCGAATAAACAATCAGCCACCGAGTTTGGTGAGGCATTAATTTTAACGATCAATAGCAAGGATGCTCAAAAATCTTACACGCAAGTCCAGCAGTTTAGAGAAAATATGAAAGATGTGACTGTGGGTGCCGACTACGTATTATGGATTTCTGAGCCTGCAAATCTGACTAAGGTACATAAGGCTTTGGCAGATGACTTAGGAGTCCCTCCACGTGCTATGGCAATTAAAAGAGTGTTAATGTCACGAACTCAAAGAGCAGTATTGTTAGTCCAGGCAATGGAAATTGCAATTAGGCGGGTGCATCAATTGTGAGCAGCTGGTATTACAAGGTCACTGCTGATCTATCTAATGTAACAGGTTTTATAGATTATTATGAACTAGAATTAGAACAGGCTAGATTAGAATTATCTTTAAAAGGTAAATCTTTAGAACGCCATGCTGCGGAATTACCCGGCTTAGTTGAACAAAGATTTGCACAATTACAAGAAATAGAAGCAGTCCTTGAATACCTAAATATTAAATTAAAGCAGGAGCGGTCTGCCGAATTTAAGAAGTTTCTAGAAGCATACAATAAAACTTTAAGTTCTAGAGATGCAGAAAAATATGTCGATGGTGTGCAAAGCATTGTCGATACCACGTTGCTAGTCAATGAAATTGCTTTGTTACGAAATAAGTTCTTAGGAATAAGTAAAGGTTTTGAGGCAAAGAATTTCATGACTGGGCATATTATAAAATTACGAGTTGCAGGACTCGATGATGCGAGTGTCTAATGGCAACAACAACTTTACAAATACTGGATGAAGTAAACATTCGATTTACTGATCTAGACGTAGTCTGCCGTCGCAAGATGGTGCAGGCATTAGAATTTATACTTCCGTATGCACGACATACGCCAGCCTATAAACTAGGTAGATGGGATGGCAAAATGTCTTTCTGTGACATTGGCGGCCGCTCCTATGTAAATTTACTTGATAGACTCTTACCAATTGTTCAACAGCATGGATATGAAGTTGAAATCGATGATCAACGCATACCCGGTGAAAACTTTGAATTTGAATTGGTTAAGGAAGATACCTATAGTCACATTTGCTGGCCTAAGGGTCAT